CGAGGGCGCCGCGCGAGGCATGAAACTGCTGCGCACGATCGGCAACCACGATATTCGTTTCGATTCCCGTCTGGCGCACGCCGCACCTGAATACGAGGGCATCGCAGGCTTTGCGCTCGCCGATCACCTGCCGGCATGGAAGGACAGCTACCGCATCGACGTGAACGCCGACACGGTGATTATTCACAGCGTCGCCAACGGGATGCACGCCGCTTACAACAACGTGGTGAAGGGCGCCGGCTACCACATCATCACCGGCCACACGCACCGGCTGCAATGCGTCCAGTTCCGCGGCTTCGGGAAACTGCGCTACGGCATCGAGACAGGCATGCTCGCCGATCCCGAGCAAGACGAGTTCCACTACCTGACCGGACGCAATGCGAACTGGCAGAGCGGATTCGCGGTGCTGACGTGGCGTGATGGCGAACTGCTGATGCCTGAGTTCTGCTCGGTGCGGGATGACGGCAAGGCGTACTTTCGCGGGCAGAGGATGGCATGAGCAGGCCGCCCGATCCACACGCAGAGATCGACACGCTATGCGACGCACTCGCTGTTGCGCTGGCGCTGCTCGATCAGTACGGACTAGCCGGATTGACGGAAGACGAGATGCAGCCTGCATACGTTCGCATCAACCGGCTAGACGGTGAACAGTCACAGAGCGAAATCGTTCAGCGCGGGCTGCTTGTGATGGCTCGCAATAGAGCGGTGCATTGATATGGGCAGCGACGCCTCGTAACGATCATCACCCCAGGCGCAGGTGGGACAACAGCGTCAGCCGCACAGGTCGAGGAAGCGATCACTCCGCCCGCAAGGGAACTCTGGTCGCGCCGGGTGCGGCAACTTCTCAATCACATGGAGCAAGTATGGGAACCTTTTTGATGATCTTCGCGGTCGGGCCGTTCGTGCTCATTGGTGCAGCGTTCAGCGCATTTCTGTGGTTCTGGATCGCGGCTCTGGCGTTCGGCTTCATCCGAAGCGTATTCAAGTAACCCTTTCGCGCGCTCCCGGTCAGGGCAGGAACCCGGCAACACATACGGGCCGGTGAGCGCGCACCTAACACGAGTATCAAATGGCGCAGACTGAAAAGACCGCGCCGGATTGGGAGCGCATCGAAGCCGATTACAGGGCCGGCGTGCTGTCGGTCCGGGAAATAGCTTCCGCGCATGGCGTGTCGCACACAGCCATCAACAAGCGCGCGAACAAAGACGGATGGGAGCGCGACCTATCCGCAAAGATCAAGGCTAAGGCCGAGGCGCTGGTTTCCAAAGCGGAAGTTTCCAGTGAGGTTTCCAGCAAGAAGGCGGAAACCGACCGGGTAATCGTCGAGGCGAACGCAGAAGCAATCGCTCGCGTTAGGTTGGCGCATCGCTCGGATATCTCCCGCGCTCGCAAGCTGGCAATGTCGCTGCTCTCTGAATTGGAGATCGCTACAGACAATCTCGATCTGTTCGAAGAGTTGGGCGAATTCCTGCGCAGCGATGACGACAAGGGCGACGACAAGCGCAACACGGTGTATCAGCGCGTCATATCGAGCGTTGGCCGCATCGACAGCATGAAGAAGCTATCTGACACGCTCAAGACGCTTGTCGGGCTAGAGCGCGAGGCTTACGGGCTTGCTGCTGCTACTGAAGAACCAGGAAGCGGCCCCGCAGCATATACAAAGGTGGAGCGCATCATTGTCCGTCCTGCAAATTCAAACGCCTGAAGTCTTCGTGCCGCTGCTGAATCCCGCTCGCTACAAGGGCGGTCACGGCGGGCGAGGCTCAGGCAAATCGCACTTCTTCGGTGAAATGCTGATCGAGCGCAGCATCATGGAAAAGACGGACGCTGTGTGCGTTCGTGAAGTCCAGAAATCGCTCAAGCAATCGGTCAAGAAGCTGCTCGAAGGCAAGATCGAGGCGTTGAACGCCGGCGCTTACTTCGACGTGCAGGATTCGCAGATCAAGTCGACGCATGGCGGCCTGATTATGTTTCAGGGTATGCAGAACCATACCGCGGAGTCGATCAAATCGCTGGAAGGCTTCGACATCGCATGGGTTGAGGAAGCGCAGAGCTTGAGCCAGCGATCGCTCGACCTGCTGCGCCCGACTATTCGTAAGCCGGGCTCCGAACTGTGGTTCTCATGGAACCCGCGCGAGTCGACTGACCCAGTTGATGCGCTGCTGCGCGGTGACGAGCCGCCGCCTGGCGCTGTCGTGGTCGAGGCGAACTACATGGACAATCCGTGGCTGCCTGACGAGCTGCGGATCGAAATGGAGTACGACAAGCGGCGCGACCCGGACAAGTACGCGCATATCTGGCTCGGTCATTACCAGCAGAACAGCGAAGCGCGCGTGTTCAAGAACTGGCGCATCGAGGAATTCGAGCGGCCGGCGGGCACCATTCATCGGTTGGGTGCGGACTGGGGGTTCTCGGTCGATCCGTCTGTGCTGATCCGCTGCGACATCCAGGGCAACAACCTATACGTCGACTACGAGGCGTATCAGGTCGGCTGCGAGATCGTGAACCTGCCTGAACTGTTCATGGGCGTTCCTGACGCAGAGAAATGGCCGATCACGGCTGACTCTGCTCGGCCCGAGACGATCAGCCACATGCAGAAGAACGGTTTCCCGAAGATCCGGCCGGCCATCAAGGGCGCGAAATCGCTGGAAGAGGGCGTCGAATTCCTGAAGTCGTTCGACATCATCGTTCACCCGCGCTGCAAGCACCTGATCGACGAGCTGACGCTCTACAAGTACAAGGAAGACCCGCTGACGGGCGCCATTCTGCCGATGCTCGAAGACAAGGATAACCATGTCATCGACGCGCTGCGGTACGCCTGCGAGGGCGCACGACGCGCGGTCAAGCCGAAACGAGATCACACCGCACACACAATACCGGCCCGAACTGGCGGCTGGATGGGCTAACTATGGCACGTAAGACAAAGAAAGAAGGCGACCGCTCGGAGAAGATCCTTGCGGAAGCCCGCAAGCGTTTCGAGCGCTGCCAGAGCGCGGAGAATGATTTCCGCAAGCGCTTCGTTGAAGACGTCAAATTCGCCAATGGCGACGCTGACAACGGCTGGCAGTGGGCCGAAGACATGCGCAAGCGCCGCGACACGATGGGGCGGCCATGCCTGACGATCAACAAGGTACGCCAACATTGCTTGCAGATCATCAACGACGCGAAGCAGAACAAGCCTAGCGTGAAGTGCCTGCCGATCGACGGCCAGGCTGACGTGCAGATTGCAAAGATTCTCGACGGCATCATTCGCCATATCGAATACAACTCGCACGCTGAAATCGCCTACGACACGGCGACGGAATTCGCGGTGCAGGGCGGGCTCGGCTTCTGGCGCATCGTGACGGAATACGCGCACGACGGCTCGTTCGATCAAGAGATCTTCATTCGGCGAATCAAGAACCCGAACAAGGTCTATCTCGATCCGGACATCCAGTCGGGCGACGGCAGCGACGCCAAGTTCGCATTCGTGTTCGAAGACATCTCGAAAGAGGAATTCGAGGGCACGTACCCCGGCGAGATCGCGGCAGACGTCAGTTTCCCGATCGGCGGCGACGGCAGCGAATGGCTGACGAACGATCGCATCCGCATCGCCGAGTACTTCCGCAAGTCGACGAAGGCCGCGACGCTGATCGCGCATCCAATGTACGGCCCGATGCTGCTTTCGGACCTGCCGCCCGAGGAACGCGCTGCGGTCGAGGCTGACGAGTCGATCATGCGCCGGCAGGTCGAGGAACCCGTGATTACGTGGTTCAAGATCGCAGGCGACAAGGTGATCGACGAAAAGGAATGGCCGGGACGCTATATCCCGATCGTGCGCGTCGTTGGCGAAGAGATCGACATCGACGGCAAGATCGAGCGCAAAGGCCATGTGCGCCCGCTGAAAGACCCGCAGCGCATGTACAACTTCATGTCGTCGGCGCAGGCTGAGTACATTGCGCTTCAGACGAAGACACCATTCGTCGCGCCGGTCGAGGCGATCGAGGGATTCGAAACCCTGTGGGCGAAGGCGAACCACGAAAACGCCGCGTATCTGCCCTACAACAGCCGCGACGAGAACGGGAACGCTATCGATCGTCCGCAGCGCGAGCAGCCTCCTGTGGGCGCTCAGGCGTATCTCACGGCAATGCAGACGGCGCAGCAAGAACTCATGATGGCGTCGGGCCAGTATCAGGAGACGTTCGGACAGCAGTCGAACGCCGATGCTGGTGTTGCGATCGCAGCACGGCAGCGTCAGGGCGACAAGGCGACGTATCACTACATCGACAACCTGGCGCGCGCTATCCGCTTCACCGGCCGCATTCTGGTCGACCTGATCCCGAAGGTGTACGACACGCGCCGCGTGATGCGC